GCCCGATAAGAGTTCGTCCAGCGGAATTTGCATCTCTTTGCCGTCTACGAGTACACGGTAGGTTGCACCTTCGCCTTCGGATTGTTCTTCGTCAGCTTCCTCGTCTGCGAACTCATCCACTTCATCCAAATCGTCGGATAATTCGGATTCTACTTCCTGCTCTTCCTCAAAAGAATCCTCTGCCTCAACTGGCTCGGGTTGCTCTTCTGGTTCTCCGACAAGCATTTGATTGAACGAATCTGAAATCTCGTCCATAGTGCGCCGTTTACGGTCACTCCCTGCTGGGTTGGTGACTGTTGTTTCGCTCACTATTTTCTCCGTTTATTAGATTTATGCTTTTTTTCTACAGCCCAATCAGCGACCAGAGTACGAAGTCCACGAACAACCTCGTCTAGTCCCCGGCCCTGCATATAAAGATTTTCCCTAGTGTTCACCTCGTTCAGATCCGTTAGATGCCATTGTGTGACGATGCTGACTCTTGCGGTTTCGATAACTTCGGTGAACACAGGATCTTTTAATATCTCATCTGCTCGCAGTCCTTTCTGTTCGCGAGTTAGGTCATTCATCTTCTAAGCTCTTCTTCAAGATTTCAAGGTCTATCTCGTTATTAAACTTCTCTTCGGCCTGGAATTCCCGTATCGCCAGATCGCCAGCAATGCGCGTGGTTTCACGGTCATCAAGCTGCTGTGCTTTCATTACATCTACTTCCAGCTTCTGCTGATCGATTGCCGTGCGAGCTTGGATGTCTGCCATCTGAGCCTGCGCGAGCAACTCTTCTGGAGTCGGCGGCGGCGGTTCAGGTGGTGGTGGCGTCCAATCAATCGGCAACGGTTTGAAGAACTGATCGGTGTCCTTGTAACCACTGATCTCGAGCATCTTAGCAAGCGTGTTTCTGATGTTGCCTAGACCGACAAGCGGATTGTCAGGTCCAAGTTTCTCCAACGCTTCCGTTTGCCTAGCTACAACCTGATTCAGAACAGCCAGCCTTTCGTCCGTCATACCGGAGCCAAGTCCGACATTCACAGTACAATCCATAGACGAATCCCACACCCTTGGATCTACAGGCACCCATTCGTTACGCAAGCGAACTACGCGCTCACGGTCCTGATGTGTGATGATGAGTCTGAGCAATCCCTTGAACAGACGCTTGAATCCGTTCTCTGCAAACAGTCTAGCCATCATTTCCAGATGCTGTTCGGCACCACGAATCGTGGCGGTTACAGCGGCTCTGGTTGTGGATTGCAGAACGTCGGGGTCCAAGCCCTGGGATGCAGCGGTCTGGCCAGTGCGTGATTCTTTCATGTCATCCAGATAGGACACCATCGGAAACGCTTCTTTACCCAAGAACGGCACATCCAATTGCTGTACCATGCCAGGTTGGCGCATCCTGATGATTGATCCAACTTCTGGATTCAGCACATCATCGATGTCCACCATGCCTTCTACTACACCCGTTCTGGGATATAGCGCAAAACTCAAGCTGTCCAACATACCACGCAGTACGGCAGACTTGATTCTCTGGATGTCTTTTGTCAGGTCAGCCAAATCAGATCCGAAAAACACATGAGGTTCCGGGTCGCAGGCAAACATAGCGAACGGTATCTCGTCCGCTGACTCATTGTTTACGACCTTATAGCCGTCACCCACAGTGCAGACACGCCTGAGTTCGGCTATGCCGTCACCGTCATAATCGATATAACACCACGCTTCGACGTAAAGTACTCGTCTGCGTTCGTAAGCTGACAATGGACTCATTGATGCGCGGTCATTGTATCGTGCCCAATATTCATCCGTACCCGTAAACGCAACTTCGTCCGACAGATGCTCTTCCAGCATTTTCCTGTCGTAGCCCAGAGCAACCAGAGATGACACGGTAGCCATTGTCCTATGACCTACAATCATCGCGTCATCGAGACTCGTAGCTGCTGCGTCCACCAGAAATTCTTCCGGCGGCATTGTTTCTATCTTTACACGATTGCGTTTGCGCTGACGTTTGATCTCTACATCGTATATTTGCGGTACAGGCATACCCTGCGCTTGCATCATTTGAGCCTGCTGCTCGTTGACGCCTGGAGCTGGCCGTGCTTCCACCGATACAGCCTCTACGCCATCTTCCTGCAGGATCAGGCCAAGCGCACCTTCATCTAGATTCTCAAATGTGTGGGTATGCACTTCGATGGAATCGTCCCACCACCATTTAACGAAACCGCCCTTATTCATCAGCGCGTCTTTGAACACACTGTAGAAAATAGCTACAGCTTCGTTGTCCTGTTGGATGACATAGTTCAGATAATCCGTGGCCTGTTCAGCCATCGCGATATCTTCGCCGGAACGTGGCACGAACTCCACGACTTTCTCCGATCCAAAGAACACACGCATCATGGACGGCAATACGGCTTGCACGGAGTCACGCACATCACGGCTGACTACCTGGCTTCTACCGTCTACCTCATTACCGAACTTGTCGCCTTTGTAATACTTGGTTGACTCTGCCCTGATCGGGCTGATGTCATCGTCTATGTACTGGATCGCGTCTGTGATGTAGGAACGAACTGTGGTTTGCAGTTCTTCCTCTGTCATCCCGATACCAGCTTCGGTTTCAGCTTGGTCGATGTAGGCCAATAGTCGCTACTCGCAGAAGGATAGTCTGACCGAACATATTAGGATGGCGTCAACTGTTCAACCATAAAAAGAACCCCGCTCGCAAAAAGCGAACGGGGCCACCCTTTTAAGGAGGACATCTTTGGAGCAGCCCAATGGATGACTAGTCCATACTCTCGCAGAGTTAAAGGCTAGAATGACCTCTAGCAAAAGATAGCCATGTCCTTAAAAAAATCTAGGGGCACCGCCTTGGCGGCAGTCAAGGACTGAAGTGTTTGGTCGTTTAAGTTGGGCCGTGGGAGGATACCACCAGCCGAACCCCCTAGACTATTCCCGCTATAGCTCTTGTGATTCTACCCATGTGTCTACCGGAACGTCCCATCACGGTTCCGGCGTCCGACGCGAACGTAAGCACGAACGCATCCGCAGAATCTGGACTCGCGATTCCTCGTTTTTTCAGGTCAGCTTTCGATTCGATCTTAACACGCCCACTGGATGTATAGTTGTATCTGACAGTAGCCAGTTCCGCTTTCAGGCGATCATCACCCGGTAATCTCACATCCCGTCCTTCCAGCCAGTTCTTCGCTTTGTACCAAAGCTCGGCTCTCAGGTTTAGATAGTGATGTCCCATAGCTGGACTCTCACTCACATTGATCGCATAGGCTGGAAGTCCCATTTCTCTCAATCTATCCGCTACACCCGCGCCCAGACCAATCGCATCCACGAAGATCTCGACAGGTTTTTCTAGACACGAATCATATTCTGCCTTGATTGCGCCTGTAAGCTGCATCGTATCCAGATTTCTCCACAGCCTAATAGATTCCGTGATCGCATTTCCTTTTCGCTTACAAAGTGCTGATGAGTCTGCACCAAACCGTGCTACGTCCACGCCCCATACGGTAGGCCCGAAACTAGTGGGCTCCACATCACGATTGATTGCAGCCACGATCAGTTCCTGGGGTATGACCGTATCATCGTCGCCCCGTGGGAATTCTCCCAGGACACGCACACGGTAGGTGTTGGACTCTTCACCGTAGCGTAGCTTACACTCTTCGATGTACTCGTCTGATACGCGAGCCGTTGTTTCGCACGATACATGAAATGTAGTCCACCGTTCTGCCAACTTGTGGAACGTATCGTAGAAATAGCCGCTCGAGCGAACAGGGTTACCAGCCAGTACCATCGTAGCATGATGAGCAGACATGGAACCACCAGCAGCTTCGTATACCTGTTCTGGTACACCACTCGCTTCGTCTGCTATCAGAAGAACGTGTTCTGCGTGGACACCCTGTAGAGCATCCGGCTTTTCCGATCTGGAAGTACGAGCCGAAATAAAATTCCTTTGAGGGTCCATAGAGTTTTCTATCCTATCGGCCCGAACGATAAAATTTTCTTGGAAACCTTCAGGTGCCTGCTTGAGCCATGATTTGGCTTCCGGCAATAATGCATCGTGTAGCTGTGCGGATGTTGGTGCGGTTATAACAACCTTCGCATTGTAATGAACTGCGATCCACCATATCGCGAGCCAGGACAGACAA